GCCTCCGGCTGGGCATCTACGCCATCCACTCGAACCTTATCATACTGCGTATAGCCATACTCCATAGCCAGCGAGATAGGCCGAAATGCCATCAGCTCGATGCCACCGAGGATGGTATGGCCCTCGATAGTATCGTCAACCCCACCAGCCCTGACGTCCGCCTGGCTGTACTTGTAGCCGGTATAGATCAGCGAGTTTCCGGCTGCAATACCCGCCCTCACACCGATGTTCCAGGTAGGAACCAGGCTGGCTGATAGTACCTCCTCCCCAATGTTGATGTCCGCATTCGCCTTGCCGAACGAGTACCCTGTGAAGGCTCCGACGACGACTGCCCCACCCTTGAACTGATAGTCGTACCCCACTCTGACATCGCCCAGGTAGCCCCAGTTGCCAGCATCAAGGACGTCCTTGTCCACCTCCAGCCCTGTGAGCCCAGCGAAGACCCCTACGCCACCCCCAACGTAGACTCCAGTCCAGCTAACCCCAGCGGGCTCGACGAAGGGAGCCCCGATCCTCGACTGCCTCTGCGGCAGCCCATCAGCCATCGCGGCTGACTGACTGACGATAACCGCCAGAGCTAGGGTCATACCAACCAAGATCGACTTCATGTAGGTGAACTCCTGTCTCTTTGAACATACCACGCGTCAGCGCGATATCATGTCTATCCCATAACGGCCCCGACCCGCCAGGGGCTACAACCCTTGTCAGCCCCATTTGGATCACGCATGTGGCGCATTTACAACATGGTGGGAAGGGCCATGTATATAGAGTACATCCTTCTGTACTTGCTCCAGCATGCAACAGAGCATTCATCTCTGCATGTACTACCCGTTTGTACTTCTCCTCTCGGTTATTCAGCATCTCAGGATCGTCGTACAGTCCTCTAGGAAACCCATTATACCCTAGGGACACTATCGTCCTATTCGGCCTGACAATAACAGCTCCGCACTTAGTCGAAGGGTCCTTGCTCCATCCCGCTATATGAGCTGCCAGGCTCAGAAACCGCCTGTCCCAGTCATTTGACATCTGTCCCCCTCACACTCGCTAGCCGCCTGTCTAATACCCTCCCTCTTGCCCTTGGTCTGAAAAGTGGAGCAGCCCTTCCCTCCACCCTTCCAAACCCTCGTATATATGTTCTTAAAGTGATCCCACTCCATATCTGATGGAACATTGCATGTCTTCGCGATCGAGCTGTCAATGTGTTTCTGCGCGGTACATAGGACATCGGCATGTTCCTCTGCCGATACCATCTCACAAGTGCGAGGTTTGATCCCAAGAGTCGACCCGTAATCGACCACTCTATATGTTCGCACCCCATCTGTCTGCCTCACTCTTCTGTCCTCTTCCACAGAGAACACTGGCTCGATCCCGCTGGATACGTTATCGCAACAGAATGCTATAGTGCCAGTAGGGGCAATGCTTGTCAAATGGCTGTTTCTGATCCCATGCTCCTTGATCATCTCCCTTGTCTCATGGCTAAGGCCTTTGATGAAGGGAGTTTCTATGTACTCCTCTATAGAGAGTTTTGGAAAAGGCCCTTTGATCTTAGCCAGCTCTACACTCTCCTGATAAGCCGTTTCCTTAATACATCTCAGGATGGCGTCCAGGAAGTACAAAAAGCCATCCGATCCATAAGGAAACCCAAGTCCCTCAATACAATTAGCCGCCCCCATTACCCCTATGCCCATTCTTCTTGTTGATTTTGCCTGCTTCTCTTGCTCTAGCAGGGGGTATATTGTAGCATCTATCACATTATCCATCGCCCTAACCATAGTCCTAACAACATGGACAAGGCGCTGCCAGTTGAATACCCATCTCCCCTCTATTGGGCATGGCTTGGCCCTGGGGTTCAACATCTTAGCGAGGTTTACTGAGCCTAGGAGACAGGCTCCATATGGAGGAAGGGGCTGCTCTGCACATGGGTTCACCGCTGCGATATTCTCGCAATATCTTAGATTATTCCAATAGTTCACCCTATCAATGAAGATGACCCCTGGCTCTGCCCAGTCCCATGTTCCTCGCATGATAGTGTCCCAGAGCGTTCTGGCATCAATGGTTCTGTAAGTTTTGCCCTCAAATTGAAGGTCAAACGTTCCCCCTTCCACGACTGCTTCCATGAACTTATCAGTGACGGCCACACTGAGGTTGAAGCAATTGAGCCTGTTGCTATTCTGCTTAGCATGAACGAACTCCTCGATGTCTGGATGGTCAACGCGTAAGACACCCATTTGGGCACCTCTGCGCTCACCCGACGAGGATATAGTCTGGCCCATAGCATCATACATCGCAATATAGCTGACCGGCCCTGATGCACTTGAATCCAGGCTACGGACTTTGTCTCCTCGAGGACGTATAGTTGAAAAATCATACCCTATTCCTCCTCCCATCCTGAGTGTTAAGGCCCCTTCCCTATGCCGTGCCAAAATCCCCTCTAGACTATCCTCTATAGGCCCTGATACATAACAGTTAAACGCTGTAACCCTCTTCGTCGTACCTAGAGAGGCCATCCCTCGACCACCTAGCACTCCCCACTGATTCAGCAAAACCTCCCTAAAGTCCTTATAGTGATCTGGTCCGTCCGAGATAGCCCCCGCAACCCTATTGCATACGTCCCTAAAGTCTTCCCCTGGCTGCTGATACTTAAACGCAAAGGTTTCGGCTGCGGCTGGCGTCTGCGGGCCGATCATGGTAGCTTCCCCCTTAGATGGATGGTGTGGCTGACAAGCCACAATCCCGCCATTATGAGGCCTAACCCATTGGAAATGCAACAAAAATGACACACAGCACTCAGGAACGACGTCGTATAAAGATACTGGAGACCTCCCTCCCTGAGCCTATACTCACAGTTGATGGACATGAACTTGGGGTGTTTCTCCCTGGCCTTACCTACACCATAACAGAACACAACGCCCATGTGGTGAAGATGCTCCTAGATCAAGGTCGAGCTGTGCTAGTAGACCCCGGCCGCAACATAGCATCTCAGCCATCTGATGTATCTGGCCAAGTGGAGATCAAGTAATGGCCGTAACCCACGCGACAGCTCTGCGAACCACTCTCGCCGATGCCGTAGACAACTACCTGAATACCACCGGTGCTACCGATGCCTCAGCTGACCTACAGATACAGACAGCTGCTGATGCCGTCCTGGTGGAGTTTACCCTCCAGAACCCCGCATTCGGTGCTGCTGCAGCCGGCGTGATAACCCTTGCTGGAACCCCCATCGCTGCTACCGCTGGCGCTACTGGCACAGCAGCCAAGGGCCGTATCAGGGACAGAGCTAATGCTGATGCCATCCTCTTCTCTGTAACCGGCGTAGGTGGCGGCGGCGATGTGGAAGTCTCCAACACCTCTATCACCAGCGGCCAGGACTGCGAGCTGACATCCCTCACCTATACAGCTCCGGCATGATATGCCTATATCTTTCGTTGGCGTTAGTGGCCCTACCGCCGTCGCTAGCGGTGATATCACCCTAACTGAACCCTCAGGCGTTCAGGAGGGTGATCTCCTCGTCGCGTGCATTGCATACCGTTCTAATGCTGCCTTCACCCTACCGACTGGCTGGGCAATAGTTGGCTCTCAACAATCCAGCGGTAATACCTCTACTACAACTAGCACCTCCATCGGCTCCGGCCTGATGGCCTATATCATTAGGGGATCATCTGCCCCTGACCTGACCTTCACAAGAACTGCTGGTGATGTAGCTCTTGGCCGTATCTCGGCCTATCGTGGATTAGATCAAACTACTCCCCTAGCAGCAGGCTCGGCCAATACCCTAGGCTCTAACAGCGCCACTGTAACCACATCTACCCTAACCCCATCCAAGTATGGCAGCCTCCTCGTGATGGCTGCCTGTGGAGCTGATAACACAAATGGCTCTGCTTACCAAGCAGCCACAGCACCTGTCAGCGGCCGCTGGCGTGAGAGGGCGGATAGTAACACCGGTACTGGCGCTGATACCTTCCTCGCCATAGCCGACGCTGTGAAGGGTGCAGCAGCAGCTACTGGCACTCTACAGTATACAGCCGGCAACTCTAGTCGCCATGTGTGCATAGTTGGCGCCTTTAACCCAGCTGATGGCCAGGACATAAACACGCACGCTCTGGTAGACTTCCTCCAAGAAGTCACATCAGGCAATCCTCTATCTGCCACCACTCCATCTTTCACCCCTGCAGATAACTCTCTCCTAGCAGTCGTCTTCATGGGGGAGAACGATGGTGGCGCCCTAAACACAGGATGGTCTGTCAGTGATAGCAACGGCCTAACCTGGACTCAGCGAAAGGCTCAGCACGACGGCAACGGCTCTGGAGAGTACAACTCCGAGTGTGAAATCTGGACAGCTCCTGTTACCTCAGGTGCAGCTGGAACTGTAACAGTCGCTAGATCAGGCATAAACTCTGGCTCTGATCCAGGTCGCATTAATATCCAGGTATTGTGTCTCGAAGGAGCAGATAACGCCAGCCCTATAGGGGGCTCTGCATCTGGCAATAGCCTAAACGGCACCACAGGTGCCATGACCCTGTCTTCTACCCCTGCAGCTACATCTATAACCCTAGCCGCAAGGGCTATCCTGCAGTCTAGTACAGACGATACACTAGCTACTCCTGGCTCTGGCTGGCTGGAATGTATAGATCAGGCTAGAAGTCAGGGCTATGGCGATCTAGAGACCCAAATAAGGGAGAACTCAACATCCACGTCTGTCGCTTGGACAGATGTCAACGACTCCAATATAGGAGTTAACAGCGGCAGCCCATTCGGTGTAGCCGTCGAGATAAAGGCTGGCTCTACCACTATAGATGCTAGTGGTGACTTGACGGCTCAATCTGCGTCTATCGATGGGGTTGTAGATGTCATAGTAGGTATAGAGGGCTCCCTCGAGGCCCAGGCTTCAGGCATAGATGGAGCCATCCAAACCGCTCTATCCGTCGAAGGTTCCCTATCGGCCCAAGCTGCTACTATGGATGCGACAGCATCCATCCTTATATCAGCCGATGGAACTCTTGCTGCTCAATCATCTCAGGTTGATGGCTCGATATCTGCTATTGTAGCCGCTGTAGGTGATCTGACAGCCCAAGATGCTACCGTCTCCTCTCAGCTTGACAACATAATCTCTGCCGATGGCTCTCTCCAATCAGGCACGGCCAGCCTGGACGGCAACGTTGACATTGGGATTACCCTCAATATATCTGGCAACATAGTCGCCCAGAGCTCTGTCATAGATGCCCTTGCATCCATCCATGTATCTGCCACATCATCTCTAAACAGCCAACCTGCCCTTATTCGAGGCAATCTAGCCCTAGAAGAGCTCCCTAGGCCAAGAAAGCCTATGTCTGTTCGAGTAGCTCATACGAACCGTCCCCCTGGAGGCTTTAACACTGTGTTCTATGTCAATGACAAGTGAAAGATCGCTACAAGAAGAGTTCCTGATTATCGCAAAGACGCTTGCTGAGCGTCGTCAGGACGATCCACTCGTCTCCTTTCAGCTCCATGAGAAGCAGAAGGCGTTCTGCAGCTCTGTCCTAAGGGCGGAAAAGCTAGAAAACTGGTTCATCGCTGCCAACCGATCAGGAAAATCCGATGCAGGGTCGTACTGTGGTGCAAACTTTGCTCGTTATGGTAGGATGTCTACGAAAATCCAGCCCGGTAATGTACAAGTTAAGGATAGGGCCACCTCTGGTTGGGTGTCCTCCCTCGACTTTCCCACCTCTAGGGACGTTATTCAGCCCAAGTATTTCGATAATGGATACGTCCCAGCAGGACAGCCTCACCCACCCTTCATCCCACAGCACGAGATAGAGGACTGGCGCAACGATGAGCAAATCCTAAAGCTCAAGAACGGCTCCATAATCGGCTTCAAAAGCGCCGACAGTGGCCGTAAGAAGTACCAGGGGGCTGAAAAAGACTGGGTCCACATGGATGAGGAGCACCCTTATGAAATCTACGAGGAATGCGTCATACGTGTTGGTGCTCGCCCTCTCTCGTTCTTCTGCACAGCTACAATTCTACCACCTGAGGGGAAGCAAAGTCAACCTTCTTGGGTCTACAGCAAGATCATCGAGCCTTGGAGAGCTGGCACTCTTACACATGCAGGAGTGTTTGGGGCCTCCATCTACGACAACCCAGCGATCGCTAGGGAGGAAATTGCGCGACTGGAGTCTATATATCCTGCGGGGTCCACCTCCCGCCGTATACGTCTGGAAGGTGAGTGGCTTCCAGGAATGGGAGGCAGCCGAGCATATGTGGGCTTCGATAAGCATCTGCATGTCAAGGCTCAACCAGAGCTTAGTCGATTTAGACCAATCTGCTGGTGCTGGGACTTCAACGTAGAGCCTATGGTCTCCTTGGTCTGTCAAATCGATGGACCTATCTACCGCGTGTATAAGGAGCTTGTGATAGACAATGCCAATATCCCTGAGATGTGTACCCTCTTCTACGAACACTATCCCAAGCATGAGGGAGAAGTGTGGATATATGGAGATGCTACATCGAACCGGCGAGTTAGCCAAACTGGAAGAAGTGACTATTTCATTATCTTGCAGGAAATGCGGAGCCTGCGTGTGCAATGTAGACTTAAAGTGCCTGAAGAGAACCCCAGGGTTCCAGATAGGATCAATGCCGTCAATCGACTGTGCAAGGACGAAGTTGGTCGCATACGGCTCCAAGTTGATCCATCCTGCACAGAACTGATAACTGACCTCGATAACGTGTTGCGGGATGGCCGCGGAGGCATATATAAGAGTCGCAACCGCCGCGATCCGTACTTTCGCCGCACTCATACAAGCGACGCCCTAGGCTACTTCCTCTCTATGGAGGAACCAGTTGGACCGCCCTCTGACCACATCAGACGCAGCGTACACATCCCAACTCCAGGATACGCCTTCTCTAGACGGGGGTGATACTCCTAGAGCAGCGCCGAGACGACATTATCACCAGTACACAGGGTCTGGCACACCTCGCTTCTGTTACGTCTGCGGCTATCTGCTCACTGCTGTAGAGGCTCTTATCGGCACCCACGTTAGGTGTGTGCATGATATGGATCAGCGTCAACGTAGAACATCCCTCCCGAGTCCATCCTATGGCAGTAAACGCTAATCAACTTGGCAGTGACCAGCCCGTCAGCGATCAGGACGATGCCGCCCTGACTGTCATCCAAGCAGTCAACCGTTTCCGCATCGAGGCTGATGATGCGAAGAAGGATCGCGTTATCAAGAACCGCTTTAACCGAGAGATGTTCCTCGGTCGTCAGGACTGGTCCCATAAGCAGGATGGACAGAGCACTGAGTTCATCCCAAAAGTCCCTGTGTCTGTAGAACAGATGTGCTCCTTCGTCAAGAAGGGCCTAATCACCTTTGGAGACTGGTTCTCTATCGACCTCGATCGGTCCCTTAGCCTCATCGTAGATGGCGCACAGATCAGAGAGGTCCTAAAGTGCTTCCTCAACGATCTGTGGGAGCGAAATAACAAGAGCAATCGCTTTCATCTTGTAATCAGCGACGCTGTGAAGCAGGGTCTCCTCGAGAGCCTGATGATCCTAAAGATACATGGGGGCATGATGCCTTTTCGCACCCCCAACTTTACAGCTGAAAGCCGCGCTACGAGAACAGATAACTCCATCGACTTTACAGAGAGCAAGGTATGGCGCCTTAGGGCTGACATCATCCCCTTTGAAGACTACTACCCTGATCCCACAGGCAACAATCTCTATGAGATACACCGAGTAGAGAGGGACTTCCATGAGGTTATGGAAGCTGCCGAAGATGGCATGTATGACATAGACGTTGTAAGAAAGCTTATAGATACCACTATGCAGCGCTCTGAGGACGAGAAGCGCCGCGATCAGGATAGGAACCAGCCTCAAACAACTCCGCCATCATTCAGAAAGAAGGTCGTCCTCGACGAGTTCTGGGGAACTCTTCTAAACAACAATGGCACTGTAGCTCACCGCAACTGCGTCTGTACCGTCGCCAATGAGAAGTGGCTCATCCGCCCACCTGAGCCTAACCCCTTCTGGCATCAAGAGAGCCCCTTTGTGGTATCTCCCCTGATCCGAGTGCCCCTCTCAGTATGGCACAAGGCGCTCTACGATCACGGCTCCGACCTGAACAAGGCCATAAACGAGCTGTTCAACCTCATGATCGACGGCGGCCTGGCCAGTGTCTGGGGCATCAAGCAGCTTCGTATGGAGGACCTAGAGAACCCAAGTCAGGTCGCTGGCGGCATCAAGCAGGGTGATACCCTAATCGTCAAGCAAACCCTTCCGCATAATTCAAAGGTTCTGGAAAACGTCACAACAGGAGAAGTCCCTCGTGACGCTATGCTCATGTACGAGGCCCTGAACCGAGAGTACAATCAAGCTGTCCTTACCAACGAGATGAAGGTGGGACAGCTCCCCCCTCGACGTGTGCTGGCAACAGAGGTTATCGAGGTAACACAGAGCCAAGCTGTAACCCTAGATGGTATCGTTGGCGATCTTGAAGACTTCATGTGCTCTGCGTTGCGCAAAGCATGGCTTACGATCCTCCAGAATGCTGATGACATCCCAAGTCATGCGTGGACAACCGTTCTGGATCGCCGTGTAGCTATGATGATCATGCGCGCCTCACCTGAGGAGCGATACTCATTGTTTGCCGACAAGGGTCAGTTTCGCGTCAGTGGTCTATCTGCCACGCTTGCCAAGGCGATGGACTTTCAGAAATCCATCGCTCTTATGCAGGTCGTTGGCCAGAACCCGATCCTCATGAGGGCATTTATAAAGAAGTATAGCGGCGACAAGCATCTGCGTAAGCTCATGCAGTATCTGAACATGAACCCAGATGATATGGAAAAGGATTTGGACGAAAAGCTGCAGATAGCTGCGGAGATGCAGGAGACAACTGCGCTGGCTCAATTGACAGGGCGGGGCGGAGGCGCCAATGGTGGCATGGCGGAGCCCGGTGCCGAGGGGTCGCAGGGAGCCCCTGTTGGGGGCGGCACTGGGGAGGCCGCAGCCGTGAATGCTATAGCCAATCCGTTGACAGGGATGCCAGGAAATGCGTGAGCCTGAGGCTAGTCGACGATCCTTCCTTCTTGGCCTTATTGCCTCTGCGGCTCTTTATGGAGCTGGCATCAAGCCAGAGCTTAATCGTTTCACTGGTGAGATGGGCAGGGCTATTCCTATCCTCAAGGGTGATTGGGTGCTAGCCCGTGATCTATTAATTGATGATGCTAAGAAGCATCTACCAAGGGATGCAAAGTTTGATATAAGGCTTGGCATCCCCAATGACTACGGACGTAACTATCAAATGGGTTGGTATGCTGATGAAAAGGTACAGCTTCAGCCTGAGGTGATCATAGACAGCCCTGAGTGGGTTCCCTCAGGAGGTTACTATCTATTTGGGAGGTATCATGCTTGACAAGGATACCTAAACTAATCCCTATGCAGGTTGGTCAGTGGGAGAACATCAGGTGGAGGAAGACCGTGCCTCTTACTAAGAAGGGCCGCAAGATCAAGGCTGCTATGCAGAAGACATACGGCGAAGAGAAGGGCAAGGACGTCTTCTATAAGAGCCAGAACAAAGGCACTATCAAAGGCACTCATAAGGGTAAGCGGCGAAGAAAGGGGTACTAACCATGAAGCAGGTCGGCCCGCACAGCACTGGATCATGCAACAAGAATGTCAATGGTGGTTCTACAATGGGCGGAACCATGAGGGGTCAGATGGACTCTGGTATGGACCTCAGCAAGAATGCTACCAACGTCATTGCTAGGTGTCCATCCCCCATGCCTGAATATAGCCCCTCTGCCACGAGCCAGTCCAAGAACCGCTGATGTCATCTCGATCTGAAGTCATCCTCGAGGAACTCGAGAACATTGCTACCAGGTCAGGCAACAAGATGCTTGAGAGGCGTCTTGCTGACCTGGCTATTTGGTTCTATAGAAACAACAAGCGACTAGCCCCCGAGAACCTCCTCCTCCGCCAAGCCTTCATGGAAAAGGCCCTGTGGACCATGATTGAGGTCCAGGCCCTAATCCTAGAGCGAATGCAGGAGATGGAGCTGGCCCGAAAGGGACCCTCTCGCCTCTATCTACCCGTAGGTGTCAGGATAAACGGCCATGACTACGGTTGACATGCAACAGCGTCGACTAGAGCTCATAGCTGGGGGTCGAGAGGCTACAGCTATGATGGGGGTCCTACGCCCCTATATAGACCATCGTGTTCAGCTCCTTATCCATAAGATGGCTGGTATGTATAGGTCTAACACATGCGAGTTTCCAAATCTGATCGGCATAGCTGCTCAGATAACATGCCTGATGGACATGCTGTCTGACTTGGACAGTCGAGCACGTCAAGGTGATCAAGCGATGAGAGAGGAGCTACAGGGTGAATAACAATACACCTAACCCCGAGACAGGCGATCCTGGTATGACAGGGTTCCCCGAGACTGGGGACCCATATGTCGAGGGCGACGCACGCCCCCCAGCGCCTCCTACTCCTCCTGCGCCTCCCGCCCCTCAAGCTGATCCCAACGCCGATCTGCGTGCTCGCATGGATAAGCTTGAGCGCGAAAACGAGAACCTCAAGCGCCTCATCCCCCCTGCGACCCCAAGCTCTCCTACCCCAAACAACAAGCCTGTATCTGCCATAGATAGCATTGATTGGGACAAGGAGCTGTTCGCTGATCCTAAGGGGACCATAGCCAAGGCTATCTCCATCGCCAAGGAGGAGGCGACCAGGGAACTTAGGACTGAATACAAGAAGGACCAGGGCACTACCAAGTTCTGGGATACCTTCTATAGGGCGCACCCTGACCTTCGAGACGATCACGACTTGGTTGAACTAACCCTGAATAGCAACATTGCCGCCCTCGCCAATATTCCCGTCGAGGACGCCTACAATAAGCTCGCCGAATTGACACGGGAGCGCATTATCCGATATGCCGGTGGGGCTGCTCGGAGGACGAAGGCTCGCGCCGAAGGTGGTGGCAGTACACCAGCTGCTCCTACACCAACTCCACCACCTCAGCCTGCGCATCCGTCGTCCCTATCTAGCATAATCCGTGCTAGGCGTGAGAAGCGCCGAGCAGGAGCTGTATAACGGGGCTATGACATGGTACAGTTCACCTGGAAATTTGATGCTCCTACTGGCACATACAAGGAGCATACCATCTCTCGTCGGCTTTACGAGGCCGCTGTAGAGAACTCTGTCTGTGTCGATCACGCTCGTCCTGTTGACGGCTTCGGCAAGAACAAGGGTGAAAGCGTCACTCTCACGCGGGTCAAGAACATCACCGAACCCGTATCCGCCGACCTCGATGAACTACAGCGCATCCCTGAGGACGAGTTCGACCTGACAACCAAGGCCATCACCGTTAAGGAACTTGGCCGAGCTGTCCCCTTTACCAGCCTCAGCCAGGACCTGTCCGAGTTCAACCTCGACAATCCCATCCAGTCCAAGCTGAAGGAACAGATGCGTCTGGTCCTCGATACCAAGGCGGCAACTGCCTTCAAGAAGGCTAGCATCAAGTACGCTCCGACG